TAGGTTACCGGAGGAGTCAATAGACATCCTTTCAGCCCAAACGCCACCTCCATAGTTCCAAACACCAAAGCGGCCTTGCGTGACTTGCAGGGTCGTTGCGTTGTTGGTTGTGCCGTCACCAAATGTAATGTTAGGGCCAGTCTGAATTGCTGTACCAGAGGATGAACGAGTAATCTGAATGTCTGGCGTTTGGTTTGACGAACTATATCCACCGATGGTCAGACGAGTGCTAGGACTCGTAGTACCAATACCTAGCCCTGTGCTGGTTAGGCGCATGCCTTCAGAAGCTACAGTCCAAATATGAACGCCGCTTGTATCAATGTGATATCTAGTGGTAGACGATGCTCCAGTCCCAAAATCAATTCCAGAACCAGCATAAGTTGACGGGTTTGACAGTTTATAAATGTCCGTACCTTGGTCATAAGTTATGTTTGCAATTGCAGTACCAACAGACGCATAACTTTGAATTTGAAAAACAGGCGTAACTGTATTATTGTTTTGTACCTTAAAGGTAGTCCCATCAAACGTCAGAGCAGAACCAGTGGTGACTACCTTGGAGCCGTTGAGGTACGCTACTCCGTTGGCAGTGCCGCCTGAAAGGGTGACGTTGCCAGCCAGCGTTGCGTTGTTCTCCTTGGCCAGTGGGTGGCCACCAGCTGTTGATCCGTCATGTACGACAAGCGTGTCCTTGGTGGTGTCAACTGTCACCTCGCCCTCAAGGCCAGTGAAAGTGGAATGTTGAGTGGTGGTGCCGCGACGGCGACGAATTGCAGTGGTCATTTTCAGATACTCCCGTAATCAGTTGTGGTTCCTGCCGCATCAGTGATTAGTCCCCAATCTGCAAAGTATTGCAGAGCGAGTAGGCTATTCAGCGTGTTGTTGACCGATGCAGCAGTATTTGCCGCTGTGGTCGCCGATCCTGCTGCGGCCGATGCAGAACTGGCTGCAGCTTGCGCGTGGTACTTGGCGCTGTATTCACCACCAGACACAGCGCCAGTTGTCTTGATGGCCCACTCGCTTGCCAACACCGCAGATGCAGCAGCATTTGATGCTTCAGTGCTGGCACCTTGAATTGCAACAATGTTAGTAGCAGCTGTGTTTACAGACGCGATGTTTGTCGCCGTTGTATTGACACTAGAAATATTGGAACCAACCGCATTGACGTTGGCAATGGCTCCAGCAACCGTGGTTACGTTTGCGTTATTGCCAGCAACGGTCGTGACATTTGCGCTGATGCCTGCCACTGTGCTGACATTGCCAGAGATACCAGCGACAGTCGCCAAGTTGTTGGTCGGAGAGATCTGACCAGCCACCGTGTTGATGTTCGTGGCATTGCTGTTGACGGCATTGACGTTGGCGATGTTTGTGCCAACAGCGTTCACATTGGCAATGCTGCCGGCCACTGTTCCAATGGTGTCAGTGCCACTGAGGTTGGCCGCAACCACAGTCACATCCTGGCCCGCACCAAGCTCACCGGCCACCGTGTTGACGTTGGCAATGTCATTGCCAACCTTGTTGACGTTGGTAATGCTGCCGGCAACAGTAGTGATGTTGGAATTGTTGCCAGCCACCGTATTGATGTTGGCCGCGTTGCCGGCAACAGTCGTTACGTTGCCAGAAATTCCAGCAACTGTATTGACATTGCTGATGTTCCCCGAGACAGTGTTGACCGAAGCGATGTTGGTCGATACGGTGTTGATGGCCGCCACGTTGGTGCTGACCGTATTGACGGCTGCGATGGTCGGGCCGACCTGGGGATTTCCGGTGGACTCATTGAATGCTAGCACCGTGCCGGCCCGAGAGGTGCGCGAGGGCAGCGTCATGTTGATGGTTGTCGGGTCTGTCTGCGGTGCGCTCAGTGCGCGGGCCAGACCTTCAGCATTCTGCTGGGCAAAGATGGTTTGCTGGTCGAGCTCATCGTTCAGCACGTTGGCAAAGAAGTCGCCGCCGGTGGTGAAGTCGGTAGAGCGCGAGATCGTGCGGTTGCCAACAATGGCGTACTGGGTCGGGCTGGTTGGAGCCAGGGCCAGGCCGGCCGCTGTGATGGTCACAGAGCCGGTGCCGTTGGTATTGATCGTGACCGTGTAGTGAGTGGTCAGCGTCAGCAGGACATCGTCTTTATAAACGGCGATGTCAGTGTTGGCCAGGATCTCGAAGGTGAACGCATATGGCCCTTGGCCACCAGTGCCACTGGGTGCATAGACTACTCTGCGGGTGACGTTACTGATTGGCACAGCCATGATGCAATCCTTCCTGTTGGGAATTGTACGGAATTAGCGTCCGTATGTCCTTGAAATTTCACGGTTTCGGCGCATTGCTGCGGCCAGGTCTGGGTATTCTGCAACACCCTCATCCATGCCGTCTGGCGAGATGACGTCGCCCACCATCTGCGCCTTGGCCATGGCCCGGTAGCGCTCCACAATGGACATGATCAGCTTTTGCTTGTCGCCAATGAGCATGGGCTCACCCGTGACGTTGGCGTCGATCTCGGCCTGCTTGAGCTCGTAGGGAATGCGCTGCTCGAGGTTCATGCCCTCGTCCAGCAGCTCCTGGCCATAGAGCCGCTTGAAGCGGTTGATCTGGCCAGACGACAGGCGCACGCCGTCCCAGGTCTCGCTGGGGTTGGCGATGCCGAAGTTCAGGCTGGCCAGGATCTCGTCGACCTCGGACGTCTTGCCCTCGGTGGCCTGCACCACAGGTGCCCAGTTGGCCCAATAGTCCAGGCCGCGGTTCTGCACCTTGACCTCGCGGCCCAGGTTATCCAGCATTGGCGGCACGTTCTCGGACAGGCCGGGGATGCGGGACATGACGCGCTGGCGGGCCTCGTAGAAGGCACGCAAGCCGGGCGGCGTGTTCATCTCTGGCGACTTGGTGTTGGACTTGGTCGGGTCAACCATGCGCTCAATGTGAGCCATCAGCGTGCTGTTGCTCATGCCCAGACCAGGCGTGCCGGTGTAGATGAAGTTGGCGTACTGCTTGGCCAGCGAGTCAAAGATCTGCACCACCTTCTCGCCCGTGTCGGTAGAGCGCGAGCGTGCTGTGGCCATCAGCTCACCCACCCCTTGCAACAGAGGCAGGTTGCTCATGTACTCGCCGACTGCGGTCATGCCAGCCATGGCCATGACCTGGTAGTCCTCGCGGTCTGGGTGCCGGTCAAACTTGGCAGCGTCGGCCATGTCAGCGCCCATCGAGAAAATCATGCTGATGGGGTCAAAGCGGGCATAGCTGACATAGACCTTATCGGGGCCCACGGCCACCTTGGTGATGGCACTCAGCCGCTCGAGGTTCTCTTCGCTGATCTCGCCCTTGTCGAACACCAGGGAGTAGGGCTGCCAGCCCAGGTTCTGCAGCGCCTGGCGGTCTTCGGTCTGGGACGGGCCAGAGCCGGTGATGCGGTTGTCCAGGGTCAGCATGGCAGCGCCCGTGACAGCCGTGCCGCCCATAGCCAGGCGGGCCATGGCCACATCGCGATGGCGGCCGCCCTTGCTCCACAGGTCGTAGAAGCGTGGCGACAGGGTGTTCAGCATGGGGATGTAGCTGCTGCCCTCAATGAACAGGTTGGTCACCGTCTTGGCAAACGGCACCACCACCTTGACCGGGGCCAGATTCAGGATCTGGTTGCTCCACCAGTAGGTCTCGCCCAGTGCACCTTCCTTGCTGATGGTCTCCTGCAGGGTCACCATGCGGCGCAGGCCGTCAATGCTTTCCTGCATCTCACGGGGACGCTCGGTCAGCAGCTGGGTAACCTTGCCCTGCACCTCGGCGCGGGCAGCGGCTTCATCCATTCCGGCAGCGACCAGCCGGTCGTACTCTTTGTTGGCAAAACGCCACGCTTCTTCATGCAGCTGGTAGCGGCCAGCGATGGCCCCCACAAACTCGTCGGCCGCGGCGATGGGCCTAAAGCTCATGGCGTCCTGCACGAAGCCGATGCCGTCAATGGCACGGCCAAGCCAGGTGTCGCGCAGATCCGGGGTGCGATAGACCTCCTGGCCAAAAAGTCTGATAGGCGTGTCGGACAGATAGGCCGCGCTGACGGGGTTCAAGGGTTTACCCGCATCCGTCATCTTGGATTCGCCGCCCCGCTTGAGCGCTTCCTTGGCCAGCTCCCAGCCGTCGAGGATGCCGTTCTTCAAACCAGACAGCCCGGCCTGGACGTCGTCCAGCATGTAGCGGTCAGGGTTTGCGCCGGGGATCATCGAGCGCACCTTGCCGATGCCGATGGCCACCGTGCGCTCAATCGGAGCCATGGCACCGAAGACGCCGCTGCCCACCACGTTGTAGGCGTGGGTCTGCGGGTCGTTGAGCAGGTTGGCCTGGTAGGTGTGGAACCAGACGTCGCGCAGCTTGGCACCCAGGCCAGCCTCGATGATGCGGTTCTTGCCTGCCCGGGTGGGCGTGTTGATGTAGTCGGTGGCCAACTGGAACAGCACCTGATCGGACTGGTTCGCGCCGAGCTCGTCCAGCGCGGCACGGATGTCGCGGGTGTCCAAGCCAGGGCCTCGGTCTTTTACGCGCTTGAACACGTTGAGGGAGCGGGCCACGTCGGTCTGGATGCCCTTGAGCTGGTCGACCACGATCTTGTGCTGGGCCAGCTGCAGGCGCAGGTTGAGCTTGCCCTGGTCGTCCAGTGTGCCAGCGGCCATCTGCTGGAACAGACCATCCAGCTTCTTGGCGCTCTCGTCATGCACCACCACAGCACCGGCCAGCTGCTTGGCCAGGCTGCTGCCGCCCACCGTGGCCTCCATGCTTTCACCGGCCAGCGCGGTCTTGAGGAACTGCTCGGGCACGCCAGCATTGATGGCTTGGCGAAGTTGTCGCCTGCAGCGCGGATGGTGGCGGCCAGGCTGTCGTTGTCAGTCCAGGCGCTTGAGATCGGGGTGTCTGGCGGCTTGGCCTGGCCAGCGCCTTCCATCTGCAGGAACATGCGCTCGTCGGCCACCTGGTTCATTTCGGTGACGTCGACCGGGCGAGGCTTGGTAATCTTGACGGTGGCAGCCGGTGTCGCTGGGGTGACAGGAACCACAGGTGTGGCCACAGGCTTGGTGGCACCAGGCGGCGTGGGCACTAGGTTGTCGATCAGCTTGGGTTCTTTGACAGCGCGTGCGCCTTTTGCGGTCAACCCTTTTAGGACGTCAACGATAGTACCTACCTGGGCCACCTGCACGCCTTCTTCCTGCGGCATGCCGGGTGCGCCTTGCTCTGGCGTGGCGGGCAGTGATGGCTGGACATCGGCAGCATCGGCCGGGGCGGCCATGCTGTCCAGGCGTTGCTCAAGGGGTGGGATGGCCATCAGTTAGCTCCTTGTTGCGGAGCACTGCGGCCCCGATTTACTGCTTTTTCGGAGAGGATTCCCGCTTGCCGACTGCGCCGGTCAGATACAGTTCCTGAAAGTTCTTTCCCGACTTTTCCGCTTCTATTTGATTGCGTAACATTTGCACCGCTGGGTGATCCTTCCCCAGGCGCTGCTCTCGCTCCTTCAACATTTCTTGCAAGGTAAGCATCGTAGTCACTCCTAAAGTAGACCTTTGTGTCGTACCACACCAAACGGGCGTCAGACACGTTCCCATCACCGATTATATCGGTAACTACCTTGTCGAAAAGACGTTGTTTTTCAGCCATGATTTGCGCCCGATTGGCAGCGTTATAGGCATCATCAAATTCTGGTATGTATTGGAAACGAAGCCCATTTAGTCCAGCAGTGTCTGCTCCGCCAGCTCTGGCCTGGACGTTGATACGGTCGCTGAACCGCATGTCGGTCACATAGGTAAACCCATCAACCCCATACTCACGGAGCTTTTCAGTTACCTTTGCCATTTGGTCTGGCGTAATTTTTTGCTTGAAATAGACCTCAACACCCGGTCGCGCATTAGGGCTAGTTCCATCTTTAAGCACCTTTGACATGAACACCGCGTCTTGGTCGTAGGCTTTGCCTTGCTCAACCAGGCGTCGCTCCAAAGGCGCAGGATTGAAGTTTTGCCGGGTAACAAACTCAGCGTTCAAGGCCCGTTCAGTTTGCGCCATGAATGAGCCGTAGGTATTGGCCAGGTTGTAGGTCACCACGCTGGCGTCATCACGCACAACATCGTCAAACTCTGCAGCAAGCTCTGCCTGTGCATAATTGCTCATGGGGCGATTTGGGCGCTCGCCGGATACGCCCAGCGTGAATCGGTCAACATCAGCTTCCATGTTTGCCAGCTGCTGCTGCTTGGCGACTTTGTCAGACTCAAATGCCGCTTTTGCTTCTTGTACACGCGCAGCATATTGTTCGTCTGTTTCTGTCTTGCGCTGCTCTGGCGTCTTAAATCCTTTGTTGATGTCGCGGCGCAAATCCTTGATGGCTTGCGGATCAGCTGCACCAGCCAGCGACATTTCATAATCAAGAGATCCACCCTCGCCAGCTTTGGTTGTCCAGCCGTTGTTTGTCCACTTTTCTTTTTCAATGAACCAGGCAACAGCTTGCAAATCGTCCGGCCCCAGATCGCCGATCTGCGGGGCGGCACTCTTGATGATTCCGCTCTTGTTAATCTCGTCTGCGGCCTCTCTAAAAACATCCTGGCCAAACCCAAACTCGCTGCCTACTTTAGGATCGTACAAGGTCGAGCCAACCAGATGTTTGCCTGCAACACCCTTCTCGGCCGGGGGCGGGATCCTGGGAAGGTCAGCAATACGGCGCAGCATGCGTGCGGCCCATACATCAATGGTTGCCTCATTGGTTAGGCCAATCAAGTTGCCGGTGAAGTTGGGTGTCTTAGGCGAATCACCAGCTTTTACTGCTCGGAACAGGTCAAGCAGCGCACCCATGGATGGCGGGCTATTGGCATTGAACAGCTGGCCGCTGGCCTTGGTGATCAACGGGAACTCGCCGTCCTTGTACAGTTGGGTCAGTGTCTTGGCATCTACCGGCTGACCAGATTTGAGGCGATCCTCGTATGCGCGTAGTTCCTTGTCATATTCACCACGCGAAAATCTGCGAAGGATCTCGACTGCATTGTCAAAATTTTGCTCGACGCCGGTCTGTGCTGAAGTGGTTCCAAGCACATCAGCAAACACATCCCCGATGCCGCCAAACTCTGCACGCAAACGGTCACGCATTGATCGATACCAACTGGCCTGCTCAAGGATCGCAATGGCAGCCTGATCTCCAGCTTTTGCCCGATCAACAACAGCCTGCACCTCATCAAATACCCGCGACGCCAGGGTCGATTGCCAGGCTTCTTTAGGCACTCCCTCTGGAGGTGTGTGAAAGTCATAAGGAATTTTTCCTGCTTCGACTTCTGCAATGGTGTCTCCAGATTTGGATGTCTTAAAGTCAATCTTAGATGCTTCAATTGGCATCCAGCCTTCAGACTCTGGGTAATTAGCGTGCATATCCTCGACAGCCTTGGTGGCCGTTTCTCTCAATGCTGGTTTGCGTCCAGCGGCAGCGGTAACCACGCTGCGCTCGGCACGGCTTAATACCGGCTGCAAAACGCCTTCCATGCCACCAACTGCCTCAGTGCTCAACCCCACTGGCAGATTTTTGGGCAGCATCTTTGCGCCCTTGACCACAGCCTTTGCACCCTTGGCCAGCACCAGCGGGTCGCCTACCAGCTCACCGGCCACCTGGCCAACACCTGCAGCGGTCTGGCGCTGATCGGGCGTGAGGCCAAAGGCAGACGTGCCCTCTGGCACAACCTGCGGCAGGGGCGGCAGGGTGATATTGGTGCCGGGGATGGTGTAGCCGTTCTTACTCACATCCTCACTGGATGGCAAAAATGAACGCTCTTCAAGCGCACCGGCAGCGCGGCCAAGCCGATCCATGAATGAGCCACCCTCGCTGTCAGCAGCCAAGCGGTAGATAAACTTGCCCAGCTTCTCCAGGTCGCCGCCCATGCCAAGGCCAGACGTCATCACGCCGCGAGCAGCACCGGCAGCAGCATCAGGCGCACCCAATATCATGCGTTCGCCAATGTCGCTTTTCTGCGACCGTTTGCCAGCACCAGGATAGACGCCAAAAGCAGCGCCAGCATCAGAGACCACGGGGCTCGGCCCTGCAGCCAGCTGCATGCCGTCAATGCTGGGCTCGTCCTGCACCGCCGGCGGGTAGTCCCGCGCAGCACCGAAGTCCATGTAAGCGGAGTCGAAGTCTTTGATCATTGTGCGTCCAGTGCATCACGTTGTTGCTTGATGATCCGCAGCCGCTGCTGGATGCTTGAGAGGTCTTCCTTCTTGAGCCCCAGCTTGTCTGCCTGGCTGGCGATGTCGGCGTAATCCGACTCCTCGGTGAACACGATGCCGGTCTTGCGAATGCTGCCCTCGCGGCCATACTGCTTGTTGAGCGCGTCCAGCCCGTTGCTGATGGCCCTGGATTGCTCGCTGGTCTGGCGCTTGCTGATGACCTGCTGGGCCACTTCAATGCGGGTCGGGGCAGGCTTGCCCTGCGCCTGCGCGTCTGCCGTCATGCGCTGGAACTCGCGGGTGAAGTCGGTTGTCAGCTTGGCGTAGGCTGAGTTTTGTCGCTGGCTGATGTTGAACTGGCCAGGCACGATCTTCGACTCGGTGCGGAACATGCGTTCAATGTCGCGCTCCTCGTCGTTGGTGCGGGTGATCAGGAATGGCAGCAGGCTCTCGCTCAGTCGCTTGTAGCCGATGCCGAGCTCGCGGCCGCGGCGCTCTATAGAGTTGGCGTCCGGGTGACGGCCTTCCATGATCTCGGTCTTGAGGATGAACTCAGCACGCGGGTTGGCCAGCTCGCCCTCTGCACGCTTCTTGGGCAGGTCAAACACAGCCTCTGGGGTGATGGCCTTGGGGCTGCGAATGCTGATGGCACGCAGCTCCTTGAGGGCCGACTGGTTGCCAGTGCGAAAGAAGTCGGATTGAAGCTCGGCCACGCGAATGGTGTCTTTCTGCAGCGCGTCCTTGTCGGCCTGGTCAGATGTGGTCTGGCGCTCGATCTGCACGGTTCGTAGGTTACTGCGGATCTTAGCCTTGTCCTCAAAGTTGATCGCGTTCCACAGGGGCGTCATCTTCCCGGCGTCGCCTTTGTCTAGCTTGGCGATGGCCGACATGGCATCGCCAGCAAAGCCGGTGTCGGTGACGTACTTTGAGATCACGCCGATGGTGGCCTGCTTGGCCTTGGCGCGGTACTCAGTGACCATGCGCTCGGCTTCCTGCAGGCCCAGGCGTGGCGTCACGCGCTGGTAGATGCTGGCAATGGTGGCATCCACATGGTCAGTCATGGGCCGTGTCTCGCCCTTGGCGTTGATGTAGCTCACCTGGTCAATCGTGGCCTCCAGGCGGTTCATGTCGTTGTCCAGCGCCAGCCGCAGCTCGGCTGTGTCAACCTCACGCTGGCGCTTGGCCTCGAGCTCGTATGCCTTGCCCATGATCACGCTTGCACGCATGCCCATGGTGTTCTGGAACTTGATGGCAGCCTCTGGATCTTGCGTGGCCAGTGATCTGGTGAACCCCTGCGTCACGTTGGCCATCTTGTCGGCGGCCTGCTTGGACGTCATGCGGTTGTTTTCCACGTCAATGAGAACCTTCTGGAACTCATTGTCAGCGTTGACCTCAAAGCGGCCAGACAGGTCAAACGTGCGGAGCTTTCGCATGGCCACGTCGTAGACGTTGAACGTGCCACCCATCTTCAGCGCTGCGGCTGCAGTGGGGTCGCCATTCTTGGCCAGCTGGATCTGCTCGTCGCTGACCTGGTAGTTGTTGAAATAGTCAACCTTGGCACGCTCGACGGCTTGCTTGCCGGCCTCTTCGTACAGCACGCTGCTCATGCGGTCGAGGGCTTGCGCCAGCATGCTGGATGACTGTGCCTGTGCCTGGCCACCAACAAAGTTGACAGCGGGCTGACTGACCTGCTGCATAGGAACATTGCCCACAGATCGCAGCTGCACCTGGCCAGATTCAATTCGTTGTGTTGCCATGTGCGCCCCTTATGACTTGAATACCTTGGCGAACTCAAGTCCACCTTTGGCCAGCGTGATGTTGGACAACAGACCGCCGCGGCTTGCACTTGCTGCACCTGCTTGCTCGTATTGGCCAGCTTGACGGCTTGCGCTGTACAGGTTGAGCGTGTTCTGCATCTGGGTGGATTGCAGCAATGCGGTGGCATCCTCAAAACCCAGCACCTTGGCTGACAACGCATTGAAGTCGGTAACGGCCAGGTCGCGCATGGTTGCCGCTGTGTTCTGCTGCTGGATTCCAAGGTTTGACCCTTCACCAACCACCACACCATTGGCAGCCGCACGGGCACGCACAGCAGCATTGGTGGCACGCATGTTCTTGAGGAGCTGGTTGCCTTGGATCTGCCAGTTGCGGGCCTCGATCTCGGCCTTCTTCAGCATGCGGCCGGTCTGGATCTCCGCATATTGCGTATCCATGTCGGCACGCACCTCGGCCACGGCCAGGGTGTCGCGTGCTTTCAGCAAGTAGCTGGTCTGCTCCTGAATGCCTGCAGCTCTTTGGTACTCAGCCGAGGCATAGGACTGCAACAGTCCAGAGCCAGCGAGAAGTTGGTCAGGTGTCACTGCCATGGTTATGTCCCCGAATAAACCGCAACACGGTAGTCAAGACCGAGCAGAGTCATCTTCAGCGGCAGGGTCTGCGTCACTTCAATGGCCTGCTCACGGCTGTAGCCAAGCACACCGTTAACACGCTTGATGCCGGTGAATTCTGGCACAGGGAGATCTAGCAGCGGGTTGTCCAGTATTCGCATGGTGACGGGCTGGTTGTTGATGTTTATCTCCTGCGTGTCCTTGAGCACCGCGCTGATCTCGACAACACGTTTCTTGTAAGAGATGCGCGAGCCGCTCTGCAGCTGGATTTCCACCGGCATGGTTTTGATGTACACAGTGATGGGCAGGCCCACCTCGCAGCTCGTCACGGACGGGCGGTCAAAGGTCACAGTGCCACTGCCGCTCACGGTCTCGTTGGACTGCGGCACGCCGTCTGTGATGACGTTCAAGCTCTTGCCAACGTGTGGCAGGCCGCCAAAGCCACTGGCAGCCCCAGCTGTCAAAGCGCAGTCTGTGTATAAGGTGTCCTGGAACCGCTCCACAAAGTATCTGGTAACGCTGTTGAACACCCGCTTTGTCACGCAGTAGATGTCCGTCACGTCAACACCAACGTCGATGAACTCACCGTCTGTGGTGAACTCGCTGGGCGCAGTAATCTGCTGCGACCGCATAATCGAAAACACAGCCATGCTGCCGTCGGTGGTGTTGGTCATCAACAGCAGGTCTGCTTCTTCGGTGCTTGAGGCGCGACGCATGGCGATGCGCTGTGGGCCCTTGAGCAGGTGGCCAGACAGCAGCGATATGCGCTGCGTGATGTAGGTCTGCTGCGTGTCCGTAAACACAAACTCGTTAAGCGACTTGCCCTGGCGCTGAATGTATACCGATCCAGACTCCACAGACTGCACACGGGTGCCGGGCTTGATGCCATTGCGGCTGACGTTCTTGAAAGTGAATGTCAGCGGCGTGATGGGATCGGTGCCCTGCTGCGGGACGTAGAACTCGCCACCAGTGGTGAACACCTGGAAATCACGCGAGCTGATGATGTCGGTGATGACGTTCAGGTCGTTGGTGTCCAGGGTCGCCTCGACAGAATCATCATCCAGTGATTCGTTCGGAACGAAGTCAAAGAACAAACCGATCTTGCTGCCCCAGACGGTGGATGGGCGAGATTTGCTGCCACCAAAGTACAGGCGGCCCTCATGGAATGTGACGGTGCGCGGCCAGCCTTTGGTGCTCGACCAGACATCCTCGTAGTTGTGCTCCAGCTCCCAGCGGCCAGCATCAATGGCTGTCGTGTTGAAGAAGGGATACTCGGTCACAGCCTCGACCACGGTTGACGACACATATCGCACAATCCTGGCCCGGCCTTGCGGCTGCACGTTGACGTACTGATTGACCGACTGCGTAGTCCAGGTCGTCACTTCATAGTTGCTGGTGCTGTCTGGCGCGGTAGTAAATGCGACATCAACCGTGGCCACCTTGGTGCTGCCGACGTAATCATCAATCAGTCGGATTTGGCCAGCCCCAGTGCCGCTAGTGATGGTGACATACATGCCGTTGTAGATATCATCAGTTGCGCTGGCTGTCGATTTCAGCGTGATGGTGGTGCTAGATCCAGCCTGCGCTGCGCCGCTGTCGTGGTGCGTCGTTGAGGCTGTCAGCGTCACATTGCCAGACACAGCAGACGGCGTCAGCGTCGAGCCATTGTTGGTGTGGAAGTCAATGTTGTAGGCGTACTTGGGAATTGAATCAAACGTGATGGTCGTGGCCGTCCATGCCGTGTCGCTGGTGCGGGTGATACGCACAGGTTGCAGGTCAGGGTGTACCACGATCAGGGTGTCGGCGCTCTGCGTCCAGCACATGTCGTCAACCATGTCGCTGGTGATGGTGGTCGTCAGGTAGCTGTTGCCAGATCCGTTGATGTTGGCCTGCACAACTCCGTTCTTGATGATGTACATGCGCTGATGCGTGAAGCACAGCATGTAACTGTCAGATACCGAGAACTGGAATGGCACCAGGCGCACACCGTTGCCAGCGCTTGGTGTGCTGCTGTTGGGCAGTTCGAGAATGCGCTTGGTGCCAGGCCGACGGCGCAGGCCGCCCTGTGGCTGGATCAGCACATTGGTGGCCTTGGCCAGGGCGTTGTTGTACTGCTGCAGGTCAACACGCGCACGCAACAACGGATCGAGCTCGCCCGTACTGAAGTTGGATTGGATGTCGACAAAGCGCGGCATCAGTTCCTCACTGCGATCAAGCTGTAATCTTCGATGACCTTGATTTGATTGTTCTGGCCATCAATCTGAGCTGCTGTGCGGAAGTAGCCACCTCGTCCATTTTCCGAGATGTCTCCCACAGCCACCCGCTGCCACTTGGTTGCTTTGTCTTGTTGCTCAGTAACAGTCTCGGCAATATGCCATGCGACCTGGTACTTGAGCAGCTGCACGAAGTATTGGGGCATCGCGTACTCTGGCACGCTGTATTGGTAGTCAATGAAGACGCTTGGCAAGTTGGTAAGCAGCACATCGCCTTGAATCTCCCAGTCTCGTTGTATGGGTGAGCCTTGGGCAGATGTCTGCACAACCAGCCGGGGGGATGCCAGGCGATCACCTGGCAGTTGGTATTGGTAGCGCCAAACGCTGGTGGGGGTAGTCAGCAGCTGCGCCAGCTGCGTTTTCTTCATGGAGAACGTCCATGGGTACATCATCAAGGTCGAATCCCTGATGTCAGGGTAGAGGCGGTCGCACACGCTCGACTCGTCGGTGCCGTCATTAAAAGACGAAATTGCCTTGGCCCCGATCAGCAGCAATGCATCGGAGCAGATTGATACACCAGTGTCGCCAGCAGCCATGTGAACCTCTTAATGTGAGAAGGGCCAACCTCCGCTTTTGGCAGAAGTTGGCCCGGTTGCTACTGTCAGCGGTTAATCGCTGTCAGTGGACGACAGCGTGGTGCCATCAGTCACATCCACAACGCCAGAAGCGTTGGACACCACATACACCAGCGTGACCACAGCGGTAGAGCCGGTGGAGGTCACGCAGTGGATGATGTCGCCAACTTCCAGGGTATTGGCCAGCGAGTTGAAGTAACCGCTGGTGTTGACATCCGCGATGGCATCGGTCGTTTTGTAACCGTACATCGACGGGGCGTTGCCGCGCTTGGAAGCGCTGTAGGCGGTAAAGCCGTCTGCAGAATAAGCCATGTTTCAGACCCTCCTATTAAGCGGCAGCCGCGGTGTCGCGGGCCGTGATCTTGACGATACCCTCGGCATCAATCGCCACAGACCCAGCGGAGAACAGGGCGTTAACAAGCCAGCTGGTCTTCTCGGGGATGTAGTTGATTTCCGTCTTGGGAGCGATGCCTTCTGCGTAGCCAATGGCGTCGCGGTGAAAGGCGTACAGAGTGCGGTCGCTAGAACCGTCGATGGGCAAGCCACCTTCGGTGCGGTCGCCCAGAACATGGAACGTGAAGCCCAGGAACTGGTTGATCTCACCTTGCACCAAAGCCTTGACCGTGTTGAAGTCAGAGCTGGTCACCGAGGTCTGCTCCAGCATCGAAGCCAGGGAGTTGGCGTGGATGATGATGTGGCGACCTTCAGAGGGCACGTTCTTGGTGTTGAGGATCTTTGCAGCCTCACGCAGCTTGGCGATGTTCATGTTGGTGTTTGCGCCACCAATAGAGTTCGCCACGGTGCCGGTGCTGGAAGCAGCAGCCAGCGCGTCCAGGATCAGCTGATCTTGACGGCGACCGATTGCATTGCCAACAACCTGGACAAGCTCAGAACGCTCATCGAAGTTGACCTTGGCCTGGCTGAAGATGTCGCTGTATTCAGCGGCGTTCCAGTCGGACAGGGTGCAGGTGACGTTTGAGAATCCGACGTTCATCGGAGTCACATCGGTCTGGGTCACGCGGGCAGTTGCCACGCCACGACCAACTTTGGGGAATTTAACGGTGGAGCCTTCGACACCACGACGCTGACGCACAGCGCCCACCAGCATTGCTTTGCCCTGGTAAGCCTGTTTGACCTCTGCGTCGAAGAGTGTCACAAAGGCGTTCGAGAGAGAAACGCTCATTTGGATACCTCATTCGGTTGATTGATCAGGGTTTATCGCATCGGTGAGCCTGTTGCCAGGGCCTTGCTTGCTGGTTGCGCCAGCCACTCGTCAGCATCCGCTGCGGTTGGGGGTCGGTTTCCCGGTGGGCCTTGGGCTTTGATTCTATGCGGAATTGCACAAGATGCAACAGGGGCGGTTGTTTTTTGTACAAAAAAAAGACCCAGCCGAAGCTGGGTCAAATGGCAACTGCCTTTCGGCAGACCTTGGAGGAGAACTCAACTGGCAAACTGTTGGAACATGCGCTCCACCTTCTGGCGGTAGGCCTGGTCACTCTTGTAGCGCGGGTCACCCACCATGGCGTAAAGCTCTTCTTTGCTGGGTGCGCCGTCGACCGGTGCGGATTCAATGGGCACTCGGCCTTCGTAGGCTTCGCGGATTTTCATCAGGGCAGTCAGGCCACGGGCTGTGCCGCCCATGATCTTGAACTCTTCAAAGTCATCCTTTGACCAGACGCCCTTGTTGACCAGGCCGCGGGCCCAGTCGACCATGCCGTTGATGACAGCCTGGCCATTGGGGCCGAGCTGCTGGATTTCCTTGGCTGGGTCGATCATCTCGCCAGCCATCAGCTCTTTGGCGTTGGTTTGCAGTTTGTCCACCAGGTCGTCAAACTGAGCCTGGGACAAGCCGTTCTCTTTGGCCCAGTCGGTGATAGTGGTGGCCATGAGGTTTTCCTCAGCGCCTTCGCCGAACTTGCTGGTGTCGTATTTGCCGTCGGCGGGGGCGTTGTGTTTGCCCTGGCTAATCTTGGCACGCAGGTCGCGCCAGCTCTTGGCCATGCCTTCCAGGTCGGGCTCACCCTTCTCGGAGTTCCAGAAATTCTCTGGCAGGTACTCGGGTCGCGTCTTGGGTGCGCCCGTGCCACTTGCTGACGCTGCAGGATCTGCGCTTTGCTTGTGGCTGATCTCAGTCTTCTGCGGGTCTGCCGCAGGCTTGTTGGGGTCGTCAATGGTCGCGCTGTCCAGTAGGCCAGTGTTGTCACCGGGCTGGTCGGTTGATTCGCTCATAGGTTCCTTGCTTGGTTAATCCGCGCCTCGATGTCCCGCACAACAGTTCTCTGCCCTTCAGCAAAGAAAGCGTGAGATGGATCTGTGCCCGGCACGGCGATGGGCACATTCACATACATGTCGCGCAACCAGGTCAGCATCTTCTGGCCTTCCTCGGTGCCAAAGACTCGCAGGCACATCCTGGCCAGGTCTTCACGCTGCTGGGTCACCTCGCGGATGTCGACGGCCGGGGTCTCAAGATCTTCCCAACTCACTTTGGCAACTCCGCAGGCTTCTCGTTTGCGTCGATGAATGGCGATTTGCCTTCCTTCATCCGCGTGACTGCATGCTCGACTGCCTTGTTTATGATGGAGGGCGGTATGCGATCCATGAACTGCGGCGAGTTAGGATCGTTCCGCAGCAGGTAGTTCATCTCTTTCTTGTCGAGCGTGGGCACGATCAGAGGGATCTCGACCTCTTTTCCGTTGAGGCCGACGCCGACACTGATCTCGGTCATCACGTTGCCGTCTGGCCGCTTGATCTCGCCAAAAAACCCGGTTCCTTTCTTGCTGCCGTCCGGCCTGTTTCCGTAATCCATCACATCACTCCTTCAGGTGCTGGAGCTCCAGGCGCGCCGCCCATGGCCTGCATTGCCTGTGCCTGCGCCATGGCCGCCACGGCCTGCTGCTGCTGCATCTCTTCCATGAGCACAGCACGCTCTTCCTTGGTGTTCCTGACGGCTGCAGGCACGCCCAGCTTGTCACCCAGGTAGTCCACCAGCACGTCGTTCTTGAGGGCCGTGGCACCGTCTGTGCCGAAGTTGGGCAAGAGCTGCGCGTACTGCATGATCGCGTTGACCTCTTCCATGTTCTGGGCCATGGCCAGCGGGGCGACCGGCACCACCTTGACCTCCAGGCCGTTCACACGCAGTGGCATGTCGATCAGGCCGCGCTCGTCCATGACCTCAAGGATCTTGGCCACCAGCGGGATCATGGTCTCGTTGATCAGTCGGCCAAAGGCAGAGCCGAGGTTCTGCGCGAGCTCCTTCATGCGCTCCACGATCTCGGTAGCAGAGCGGGCGCTCATGTTGTCAGGCGGCAACGACTCGTCCAGCAAGATGCGCTTGATGTTGGCCACCAGGTCGTTGATGACCAGCTGGCTGACGTTGAAGTCGCCAGAGCGGGGCAGGGCCTGCAGGGCAGGGCCTTGGGGGCCACCGTTGCGGGCCACGGGGATGATGGCACCGGGGGCCAGCTTGACGGTGTTGGGGTTGAGCACACCATCGTCTGCAGCGGTGTAGACGCCGGCCACAGCCAGACTGGCGTTTTTTAGCAACAGTTCTTTGGTCTTGTTCAGCGTCTTGATGTCTGGCAGAGCAGTCATCAGCGGGCCGCGGCCGTAGATCTCCCCGGCCACCTTCATGTAGCGGCTGATCACCCACGGGCTTGTCTTGCGGCGGCGGTATACGATCTCCTGCTTGGAGACCTTGTCAATGACGTGGTAGCAGTAGTCGCCACGCTTGTGGTCGTGGATGGTGGCCTCAAGCAGCTCGATGTCGTCTGTCGGCTTTTGCTCGATGCGTCTGGCCATGTCGTCAGGGATCTTGGCATCTGGCCATTGGCGCTGGATGCTCTCGCCCTTCATACGCATGCGACGGTAGACGTTGTCCACCTGGCCATTCGCGCCTTCCTCGTAGCTCACTAGGAACAGCGGCACAGGGATAAAGTTGATGGGGGCAACGTCGTCACCAGGTTGCACCATCATGCAGGCAGTGCCAACAGACAGGTCGAGCAGGAACTCACCCATGGCGATATCAAAGTTGCTCTGCTTGAGCACGGTGAACATCTTGTCTGCGTAGATCTCGAGCACGGCCTGGGTGGTCGCACGGCGGTCAAACGGGATGTCGTTGCCAGCCTCCAGACGCGCCCACTTGCGCTGTGGCGGGAAGACCACAGACTGCAGACGGTTGGCGAAGCGCTGGGTGCTGTTGATGGCCGTGGAGTCGAAGACGCGCTGCATCTTCTTGCTGCCAGAAACGCCACCCTCCCAGACGCCATACAGCTGGCGCTGGGGCAGGGCGAACTCATAGGCATCCTGATACAACTGCTGGAACTCATCCTTCTTGCGTTGGGCGAGCTCCTGACGTTTCAGGATGTCTTCGGGCTTGAGGCGCATGCCGCCCATGGGTGCTTTGTATTCCATCTCAGTCATCCTTTTGCATCTCGTACTTATCAAGCATTCGCCGCCCCTTTGCGGCCAGCCGTGCAGCTGAGGCTGCTGTGCGCGGCACCGGCTCGCCCCATGCGTTGGCAGCTTTGGCCAGGCGCGTGGGCTCACCCTTTTCGTTGACCAGAGGCCCGCTCGGGTTGGTGTAAAAGCGGGTGAGGAAAGACCCCTTGCGGCGCAGCGCCTGGCCAGCCGGGTTCTTGTCCTTGACGCCAGGCTGCAGGTTCTTGCTCTCGCCAGATCGCTCGAATTTGCGACGCCCGGCCTCGGTCAAGCCACCTTCGGGGTCTTTGTACTTACTCACTTCTTGCCTTTGGCAGCAGCCATGTTGTCGATCAAATTTGGGTAGGGACGGCCAGCCTTCTTGGCGCGACGCATCGCCATGACTTTTTGAGCAGACGTCAGCTCTTTGGGCGCACCAAGGTCTTTTGGCCTTGGCTTGTCCCAGACTTCTTTCATGACGTCTGCTTTAATCATCTTCTTCTTCCAGCAGGTAGGCGGATAGCATGGTGCGCTCCATGCGCGTCAGCACACCGTTGGCTTTGAGCTTTTTGCCAATGGCAGCCTTTTGCTCATCACTGAGTTCTGGCTTTTTCATGCCTGGCTTCTTCTCTTCTTCGCCATTTTTCTCAATGCTGATTTCGATCTTCATGCTTTTGCATCCTTCATCAGACCGCCCTTGCGAGCGCGACGCTGCTCAGACAGCGCAATGGCAATGGCCTGCTTGCGGTTAGTCACTTTGTCGCCAGAGCTGGACTTGAGCTTGCCGGTCTTGTACTCGTGCATGACTTTTTCAACCTTGTCCATTTCAAGCTCCTTGCAGCATAGGGCGACTGCTGCGGCGTCCAACTGCAGCTAATTTGGCAGCGCGTCTTTCACCGACTTCACGGGTGAACTGAGACTCCGCCTGCTCTCTTTGCGTCTTGAACTGTGTGTCATCAAACGCAGCAATGGTCGGAGCCTTGGGCGTTTCCGGTGCTGTGGGAGCTTTCTCCTCAAACTTGGGCACAGGCTTGGGTTCGTAGTAAGTGAAGCTCTCTTGTTTGGTGGTGTAGCCAGCCAAGCCAAACAAGCCGTAGCGCGGCACCTTGTACTCAGCCACACCGGTCTTGGCCACCACAGGATCTGCGGCCAGCGCCTCGAGCTGTTTGTTGTAGGCGGCCAGGCTGGTCTGGTAGGTTGACCTGGCAGCCTCATAGGCCGGCATGTCCACGTTCTGGTACTTTGACATGGCCTGCTCAAATGGGGCCATCTGCTCTTTCACGCCTGCCTGATATGCACCAAACGCGCCCTGGTACTGTTGCGTGATGGCGTCCACCTGAGACTTGTACTGCTTGGCCAAGCGGCCAATGTCTGACGTTGAGCGACGCGCCAGCTGTGCTTTTTTGAACTGGGGCAGGGTGGCCATTATTGCAACCTCATTCCTGCGCCCATGTTTGGCGACTCAATTCCGAGCTCGGCGTTCTGTCGGACGTCAGAGAGAAGCGAGCGGCGGCCGCCACGGGTGCGAGCTCTGAGCGCAGACGCCTCAGACGCTGCAGCCTTGCGACGCTCTTCGTCTGCCGCGGCCTGCACCTCTGCAGCCTTCTTTTGCATCTCCAGCTTGTTGGACTCGTACTGAGCCTGGGAGGCAGAGAACTGCTCGCGTGCAGTCTTGGCCTGCTCTTCAAGAGAAGCAGCCTGCTGGCTGTAGATTTTGTTTTGCTCCGCCAGCTGTGCGCGCATTGCCGCGGCGTCACTGGCCTGCTGTGCAAGCGCAGTGCGCTGATCATTCTCGGCCTGTTGGCGAGACTTGCGTGCTTGCGTTGCGCTTACTGCGGTACTTAATAGAACTGCACCTGCGATCCAAAGTGGCATGGTTAACTCCCAATTAAAACTTGATCAACCTTGTCCTGGTCTGTCTCATCGGTGGCATGAATGCAGAACCAGACCGAATCCTCATGCGCCACAATACGGTGCTTGTTTCCTGCCTTGATGGTGATGCAGGCAGGCGCACGGTATTCATCCACCACACCACCCACATCCACCGAGACATGACCCTTGGCCAAGATGCTTATATGGTCATAGCTGTGTGAGTGCTTCACAGCGAAGTGGTTGGCAGGCAGAGTCATCTGCTTGGCATACACACCAGCTGCAAAGTGGTGAACGACGCATGGGTCGAAATCAATACTCATACCAATGGATTCTATTGACCTTTGTACACATTGCAATAGGGGCGCAATCATTGCGGTATCACATGACTTCAAAATCTGTTTTGGCAATGACGACGCCTGGTGCCTTGCCACCGAGCTGGTGGGTGCGGGTCATGCGGTTGTACTCGCCGCCGCCCAGCATCAGGTAGCCAAAGCTGTCGCCAATGTGTGAGTGCTCGTTCTTGTTGGGCGCATCGCGGAAGCGTTCCTGGCCAGCACCGACCGCAACCCGCTTAAAATGGTAGCCGCCGCCGAGCGCTTTGCGGAGGAGCTTGCATTCTCTGTTCACAATGAGGCCAGGCTTGCCGTTTATCAGGCGCTGCATGGGCGCGGCAGACGCCTCACGACGCACCTTGAAGTCGTTGCTGGCCGTGGGCTGGGCCCGTAGCCCCAGGGTTCTTAGGAAGTCAAAGCTGGTCACCTCATAGATCGCGTCCCTGGCCATACCGGCAGGGTCGCCCCACAGCAGCACCTGGTGGTTTGGGTAGAACTGGTTGAGCAGCGCCAGCAGCTCCAGGCCAAAGCGCTCCAGGCCCATGTCAAAGGTCACAATTTCTTTGTGAATCAGCCAGCGGCCATTGGGCAAGCGCTGGCCAATGGTGGCTGCAGGCGTCAAACCGAAGTCCAGCCCCACTTGAATGGGCACGGTCGGGTCAACCTCGGTGTCACCAGACATGGTGCTATCTTCATACTCTGGCCAGACCGGCCTGCCTTCCTGCACATAGGTGTACAGACCACCGGCGTAGCAGCGAATCCAGTCCAGGTTTTTTCCAAGCAGCATTTGCTGGTAGTAACCTGGGGGCAAGTTGTTGACATTCTCGGCCTGCGGGTTGAGCTGCCACCATTTGTTGGCAGAGAAGACAAAATCATTGGCTTCTGGGTTGTCAGGCAGGTCATCGCTGTTGGCTTCAATGATGCCGCCAGGCTGCTTCCAAAACTTCCAGGCATAGGGCCCTGTCATCTTTTCCTTCTCGGCCATGTTGTGCCACCAGTGGTCATCATCCATCGGGTTGGTGTCCATCCAGATGCCGTGCCAGGTGGCACCACCATCGCGTTTGGTGGGGTAGCGGCCAACCCGGTGCGTCAGCCCGTCAATAACCGCCTTGGGCAGCTCTCTGGCCTCGTTGACCCAGGCACCGGTGAGCTCCAAGGACAGCAATTTCCGCACGTCTTTGGGTTGATCAAGGGCCAGGAAGATGACTTCGCAGTCAATGCCAGCAGCGTCCCCACGGGCAGGCAGTCGGATGTGGTGGGTGATGGGTGGTGTCCACAGCATCGGGCCAAAAGTGGACTCAGGAAAGAGATCCAGCCAGGTCTTGATGGTGGTTGTCTTCAGCATTGGGTAGCTATTTCGCACCACAGCCCAGCGGGTGTACCTGATGTTGTCAATGGGTGATGGCTTTTGCTGAATAGCCTTCTTGAAAATCTTGGCCGCACAGCCGTAAGACTTTCCAGAACCCACTGGCCCCATGATCCCCTGCACAAAGGCGTTGCTTTGGAAAAAGTCATAAATGACTGGAGACTGTGAGAAGTCAAAACGCAGACCCGCTGCGCTGACTTCCTTGCTGCTTTGCTCTTTTGTGCGTGCCATATCACTCCTTTGGCGCAGGGGCCACCACATTCACGTCAATCACTGACGGCTTGTCACTGTCTTCAGGGTTGTCCAGCAAGCCACTGGCCTTGGCCAGCAGCCGCAACACACCCACCTTGTCATACAGCTCGATGTCCAGCGTCCTGGTGGTGTGGCCATCCTTGTCGGTACGCTCATTCACCTTGATGCTTTTAATCGCCTGCAGCGCATGCTCTGGGATCTGAGAGCTGGCCTTCACCTTGATGTTGCCTTCCTCATCCCAGCTCATGATGTCGGTCAGCTTGGTGTTGGCCATGCACAGCAGGGTGTAAGCCACCGCCTCACGGTTTTGCACGATGGTCGCAGACCGCTCCATGCGCCTCTCAATGGAGCGCACACCACCCCAGTTTTTCATGCTGGGGATCTGCTCACTGATGCGTGACTTGGGTCTGGGCATGGTCAGAAGGGAATATCGTCATCAGCTCCTTGCGGCTGATAACCGTTGGCCTTGGCCTGGTTGTGCGAGTCCAGCACCATCCCGCCACCTTGGCTCTGCACCAGCTCACCAATGCTCAAACTTACCCAGGTGTCGCCAGCAGCAGTCTTCTTCGTCCACGCCGACAGCCACCGCACCTCACCGTTTGGCAGCATCACCTTGCCCTTCATGCTCGGGTGCTTGTCAGTCGTCTTCTTGTCATTGCGGAACAGCGAGCCGCCACCAGGTCTCATCTCATAAGCCATCAAATGCTCCTTTTGGTTAATTGTCAGCGATTACTGACATAGGTTGCTGGAAGTAAGGGTTTCCACTGATCCAGGAAAAAGGGGGGAAAAATTGCGGATAGTCCCCACCGACCAGGCCGGGGCCCGGGGGGGCAAGGGGTGGCCTCGCGCTGGCGCGCCTGGGCGCGATACCGCACGCGGTGACGGGCGCGTTGTGGTGGGCGCGGCCTGGGCTGTACAGAATCCAAACGTTCGTTTGGTTTGCAGTACAAACCGCACAGAACGGCCTACAACGCGCTGAAAGGCTTGGTGGCTACCTACCCCTTGACCTGGTGCTGATCGCGGCTTGTAGGCGGCATAGAACCCGCGGAAACGGCATCGGCTCACAGGCCAGCCCTCGCCAGCTGCAGGATCTCGCCAGGCAGTCGGTCATGGTCGGGCGTCAGTCCCTCGGCCTGGTAGGCGTCGAGCAGGTGCGCGAGGCTGTCATCGATCTGGCCATCGGTCAGTCCAGCTTCGCGCAGTTCGACTCGACTTTGGTTGCCTAGAACATCTTTAACCTCTTTAAAAGAATCTTTATTAATAACCTTTCTTATGTGTTCTTCTTGTGTTTGTGCAACCTCTGAAGGTTGCCTATGAGGCAACCTCTGGGGGTTGCCTATGGAGAGGTCTTCATTGGCAACCTCTGGAGGTTGCTTATGTGACGTCTTCTTTTTGGCTGCTTTGGCGATCTCTTCGTGCATTTTTTGGACGGTTCTGGTCTGTCCGGTCTTTGGCATGGTGTATTCCTTTTTGGTTACAGGTTGTTTAAGTGCTCTGGCTAGCAGCTGGGCGATCCTGCGCTGGCCTTCTGGGTCTGGTGTTTCGTCTTGCATGGATGGTGGGCGGGTGTTCTCCTGTGCTGATGTGATGGCGATGGCTGTGTCAGCGTCTACTGACTTGTCGAAGATGACGCGCAGGGTGTTGGCTCGTTCGCCCCTGAACCCTTTTTTGATGATCTCGACATAGCCGGTCTCGATCAGCATCTTGATCTGCTTGGTGACGGCCTGTCGGCTGATCTCTAGGTCTTGGGCGAGCTTGGCCTGGCCGACCCAGGTGATGCCTGCCCGGTTGCAGTAGCTGCAGAGCACGATTAAGCAGCGCAGGGTTGCGCCGTGGAGCCGTTGATCTCTGCCAGCTCGGATTGGCAGCACGGCCAGCGAGCGCTGATCTGGCGGCGCGTCCTTCTGTCGCACCTTCGGCTTTTTGGGCAGCACGAACGCTTGTGGCTCAACCATGGCGTTCATCCCTGTTGACCTCCCGCATGTGCTGCCTGATGCGCTGCTCGGCTCCCTGCCCATAGAGCTTGTCCATGCTGGCCAGATGCCTGTCCACCAGCTGCTTGTTGCCGGTGTGCTGCCAGGTTGTCAGCAGCTCCCTGGCCGCGGCACGTTCTAGCGTGTAGCGTTCTGGCAGCGGGCCTGTCTTCTTTGGTGGTTTGTAAGGTTTTTTGAGCATCTCTCTTTGCCTGCAGCTGCAGCTCCTTGGCCAGCACTTTGCGTCCGAGCTCGGTGACCTTGCTGTCGGCCAGCACCAGCCCGCGCCGGCGAAGTGACCAGTAGGTGTTCCAACTGCCCATGACCTTGTTAGTCAGCTTGAACTTCCAGCCCATGGCCAGGTGCTTGAGCATGAAGATCTGATGGTTGGACAAGCTCATTGCTTGGCCTCGCGCCTGATCTGCCGCTGTTGCCAGCTGTAGTGCGTCCAGGTGGTCACTTCACAATCCATGCTCCAGAGGTGTTTCCCGGTGATTGACTTCTGCCGGGTTCTGGCCTTTCGCATGGCCTTCATGTAGATCTGCCTGATTCGCTCCTTAGTGACGCCAAGCTCCTGCCCGGCCTCTTCCAAGGTTGCTCCGTCCATAACAATCATCCGCACGACCAGATCCTCCCGGTCGGTGAAACAGATTGTCTCCAGCAGCTTGATGACCAGCTCGCGCCGCTCCACCTGCTCCATGTCGGTTTGCATCTCAAACGACCAGCGCCAAGACGGCAGCTCTGGCAGCTCTTCATCCCGGCTGTACCAAATGCGCTTGACTTCGCTGGGCAAGCTCGCGGTCTGCAGCTGGCCGTAATGTGAGGATCGCTTGCCTTTCATGCAATCACCATAGCCTTTCTGTTCCTGATATCTTTGGCCACCAGATCGAGCGCCTTCTCCATTTCAGTGATCGTGGCCACATGCAGCTGCGCGTCATGGATCTCCATGCCCGTGTTCATGGCCGTGAGCTCTGGCCCCGTGAACAGGAAACGCCCCTTCTTCAGGCCGCGCCTGCCCATGGTGAACAGGGCGTCCTGAGCTGCCTTGATGTCTGGGCTGTACTGCAGTCCCAGCTCTGGGTTGACCCGATACAGCGCCTCTGCCATGTTCATGGCAGCGATCAGCACATCGATCTGGTCTCGGTTGCCACGCCCGTGAACCACCTCGGTCAGCGCGTTGTGGTTCTTCAGCCGCAGGTTGATGGCGTGTTCGCTTGCGCGCACCGGGGCCATGCCTCGGATCAACCACTGCATGTTGTCCAGCCGCACGCCCCTGGGCCGGTATTTGGAGCGCTTTCTCACGTCTTGCCCCTCAGCACCTTCTGATCAAGCTCGAGCGCGATCTGCCGGGTGTGATCCAGCAGTTCCTGCAGATCTGCCACCTTCTGTCGCTCAGCTGCTAGCTCTCTATTCAACCTCTGAATGGTCAGGATCAAATTAGAGTCCTGGTCGTCCATTTCCTGATATTTACCTCTCATTGTTTTCCTCCAGCGCCCAGTACAGCAGGGCTATTGCGTCTGCTTCGTTGTCATCGGTCACCGGGTGACCCTTGGCCTGCACCGCGGCAATCATGGCCGCCTTGTCTGCGTTGCCCTTGCCCGTGGCGTGGCGCTTGATCGTGGCCACCGGCACGCCCTGATAGGGGATGTTGTGGTGCTCGCACCAGCTGGTCAGTGTGGCCATCAGCCCACCGTAGACGTGAGCTGCATCGGTGCTGTTGTGCCGCCTGACTTCCTCGAAGTAGATCTGGCCAATCTCGCCTACCGTGCCCTGCAGCTCTGACAGCCAGCGCTTGAAGCGCAGGTAGCGCATGCCGCCACCCTCGTACCTGCCAGGCTTGAATGAGGCCCAGCCGTGCGCCATGGGCCCGTCTGCAGGCCGGCAAGCCCAGCCTGTGGTGGTGCCCAGGTCAAGGGCCAGGATGACGGCACTCACAGCAGTCCCTCCTTCCTGAGCGCCTGCACGAAGTCGGCCACCTCCTGGTGATCACTCCAGTTGCGCTGAGTCGCGTCGCCAGTGACCGTAAGCGCCCAAGTAATGACCTCCTGCGGGATGGCCAGGCCCTGCTTGGCCATGTCCAGCAGCTTGGTGGCTTGCTCAAGCGTCACTGACCACCTCCAAGTAGCTTGTTGAGCCGCACATGCACGCTACCAAAGCGCTGCTGGTACGCCTCGCGGATGAGCTCGTCAATGATGCTAGCTCGTGAGCGGCGCTGATCCTCTGCCGCCTTGTCCAGCAGCTCTCGAGTGGTTGGCCGCAGCCGCACCATGAATGGCTTGTTTGGTTCCTTGTCCATTGATTCTCCAATGTATCGCTGTGCATCACATCATACACATGGTCTGCGCATGGCTGGCTGGCCAAATGCAACCATAGGGGTAAACACTTATGAAACAGGTGGTTTTGGGTATTGGACACGCTTTCCAGAACGTGTTTATAATCTGGTCATGCGCTATCGCAGTGATAGCGCAGAACCACCGAGATACAGGAGTTCAAGCATGAGCAAGCCCACAATCACCCGTCACAGCACCGGCCTCTACTACTTCACTGGCTGGGTCGCAGGCAACCTCGTTCAGTACAGCATCCTCAACACCATGGATGGCTGGACACTCACCAAGACCTACGGTCAAGGCCCTGCGTTCTACGCAGCATTCAGAACCAAGCGCGACGCGATCACCGCACTGGTGGAGGCTTGATCATGACCACCCAAGAACAGCAACTCATCGCGGCCATCAAGGCCTTGCCTGGCCACCAGGTGTTTGACGGCAACGGTTGCGTTGTCATCGCCCGCAGCAGCGCCAACAGCGTCAGCCAGCGCAGTGTGTGGCTCGGTCGCTCCAGCACCATCGAAAACCTTGAGCGCATTCTGATCGACTCATTCCGCGACAAAACCATCGTTCACATGGGCGAGGTCTGGAAGGTTATCGGTGTCGGTGCTCAACGCGATGGCAACACCTTCTGCCATCTGCTCAACCTCCATCGCGGTCGCAAACAGAAGAACGGCTGGGTTGGCCACCAGATCAACGATTGGGTGGACACAGCTGTGCTGCAAGCTGCACGCAAGGGGGCATGATCATGACAGTGCACACCGGCAAGTTCGTCGCCTACTACCGCGTTTCCACCGATCGCCAGGGCCAGAGCGGCCTTGGCCTCGAGGCCCAGCGCGAGGCTGTTGCTCGTCACATCAACCAGGCCGAGCTGATCGCCGAGTTCACCGAAGTTGAGTCAGGTCGCAAAAACGACCGCATCCAGCTGGCTCATGCCTTGAGCCTGGCCAAGCGTACAAAAGCAATTCTTGTGATTGCCAAGCTCGACCGCCTCGCTCGTAATGTCCACTTCATCGCTGGCCTGCTTGAGTCTGGCGTGCCGTTTGTGTGCGCCGACATGCCCGAGGCTGACCGTACCTTCCTGCAAATGATGGCCGTGTTTGCTGAGTGGGAGGCACGCAAGATCAGCGAGCGAACCAAGGCCGCCTTGGCACAGGTCAAGGCCCAGGGCCGCACGCTTGGTTCGCCC